CCCAATTTTCTGCAAATGGAAAAAATGAAGGTAGGGATTCCCTAAACATAACTTGGAGTTATAAGACATGGAAAAAAAGCCAATGAACTTGGTCGAAATCACAAGCCAAAAAAAGATTTCTAAGAATGAACCCATCCAAAATTTGGGGGATATGGCGAAGCGCATTCCCGCGGCTGATTGGATGGACGACCCGGCGCTTTGGGACAAAAAGAAGTTCGTCAAAGAAACCGCCGAATACTTATACGAAACTTACGGCATGACTTCCGACCAATATAAACACACGCTGTCGATGTTGGCCGACCACATGGATATGTATATTCTTTGCAATCAAGAAATCGCCGCGCAAGGTTTGATTGCGGAATATAACCAGGGCAAGACGACCGGACCTAATCCGCATATTTCGATTCGTAATAAGTGCAGCGACTTGATTATTGCTTTGATGGGCCAATTGGGGTTGACGCCCAAAACCAAGCTAACTGCCAGCGGCGCAAAAGAGAAAAGCGCAATTGGTAATTTGCTTAAAGGGCCGAAATCCGCATGAACTGGCAAGAAGGCATCCTATACGCCATCCAAGTCGTAAAAGGCGAAATCAACGTTTGTAATGACATTCGCCTAACCTGCCAGCGTTTCATTAACCAGTACGAAAACGCGGAATGGGAATGGGTATTTGACGAAGATTACCCACAACACGTTTTGGATTTTGCGTCGGTTCTGAAGCACACCAAAGGCCCGGACGCTGGCAAGCCCATCGTGCTGGAACCGTTTCAAATCTTTTTCATTTGCGCGGTGTATGGTTTCCGTAGCAAGAAAGACAGAAACCGGCGCATGGTGACGGACGTTATCGTTTACATTCCGCGCAAGGCCGGGAAATCGACGCTAACGGCTATTTTGGCCCTATACGAACTGCAATTTGGCGAAGCTGGCGCAGAAGTGTTTACTTTGGCTACCAACCGGGAACAAGCCACCATCGTTTTTGATTCGGCCAAGGGTTTCATTGAAAAGATGCCACTGGAACTGGCCGGGCAATACGAAACGTCCAAATACGAAGTCAAAAAGGCTGGCGACAACCAATCCATGTTTAAGGCATTGTCGCGGGACACCAAGAAAACGGGCGACGGTAAAAACCCATCGTGCGTCATCATTGACGAAGCCGCGCAGATTGTTGACCGCAATTCCATCGAGGTTTTGCATTCGGGTATGGTGGCCCGGCGTAACCCGTTGCGAATCTACATCACCACCGCCAGCTTCACCAAGGACACCAAATTCTACGAAGATTTGTCCATGTATCAATCTATGCTGACAGGCGAAGCGTCGGACAATCCCCGCTGGTTTGGCCTTATTTACTCGCTGGATGCCAAGGACGATTGGCGCGACCCGACAACATGGGCCAAGGCAAACCCAATGCATGGCATTAGCGTTTTTGAGGAAGCCATTGCCCAACGCGCAGAGGAAGCAAAGCACAAACCGCAAGCCTTGAATGAGTTTTTGTGCAAGACCTTGAACATTTTTGTGTCGGCCAACACCGCATGGCTGGACCGCCGATTTTGGGACGAATGCAAAACAGACGTAAAACGTCAAGAACCCGAAGCCGTGTTTATTGGCTTTGACTTGGCCGCAACCCGTGACTTGAACGCCGTTTGCACTTTAAAGCGGTTTGGCGAATTGGATTACGAAGCGGAATTCAAGTTCTTTTTGCCGGAAGAAGGGTACAAGCTGATTCCTAAACATTACGCGGATATTTTTAGGGTTGCAGTTTCTAGCGGCATTTTGAAGCTGACGGAAGGCAACGTGATGGATGACCGCGAGATTTCCGAATACATCAAACAGCAATGCGAGAAATACGAAGTCAAAGAGGTTGGATACGATGCCTACAATGCCGCCAGCTTGGTCGCCAGATTACATGAATCAGGCATTCCGGTCAAAAAGGTGGGCCAAGGCATGGGCGTCTTGTCAAATCCGTCCAAATACGTTGAAAAATTGATTCTGAACAAACAAATTCAGCACGATGGGAACCCGTTTGTTGGTTGGCAGCTTGGGAATTGCGAAATTTACGAAGATGTGAACGGCAACATCAAGGTTCGCAAAAACGAAGCTGACAAAGCGGCCAAAGTTGATGGTATTATCGCGATGATTATTGCGGCGCATTGCAGTTTGGACAATCCGTATGCGTCAAGTTCGTTTGGTTTCCGTTCGTTTTAGGGTGGAAAACGTCAACTAATTGGGGAAAAACATGGGTATTTTGGACATTTTCAAGGGTAAAAAACCCGCACAAAACGAAAGTAACACCCTGTTTGGTCAGACCCAATTGGGCAACCAAATCTTGCGTCAGAACCAAAACGGTCAAACTGGCGCGAACTACCAGCTTTTATATGTCACGACATCCAGCACCACCAACGCTGGCCGCATTGTGGATATGTCCGTCTTGTCGCGGAATTCCACCATCATGTCTTGCGTCAATTTGAAGGCCCGGGCGCTGGCTCAATGCAATCTGAAAGTGATGTATAAAACCGATGATGGGGTATTTGAAGATGCCTTGAATTCGGAAAGCATTGGTGCGCGTGACAAGAACAAAGCCAAGCAAATCATTTCTTTATTCCAAGAACCCAACAACTTCCAAGACCAATACGAATTTTGGTATCAGTTCGTCATGTGGTACGAATTGGCTGGTGAAGTTTTCACTTTGCTATACCGCAAGAACCAAAAAGATTCGCTGCAAACGCCCATTGAAATGTATAACTTGGACGCGACGCTAATCACGGTCCAAGCCAGTGAAACACGTTACCCGACTTACCGGGTATCGACCCCGACATACGGGTTCAACAAAGACGAACCCTTGGCGTATTACCAAGTCATTCACACGACCGAATCGCCGTGGCAAGGTTCCGCGGGTTTCAACAAAGGCATTTTGGCAACCGAACTGGTGGCGCTGGATACCGACATCGATTTGTATGCCAACTATGTGATGCAAAACGGCGCGAAGCCTTCCGGTTTGTTCCGCACCGACCAAGTGATTCCCGACGCCAAATATAAGGAAATCGCCCAACGCTTGAAGGAAGCGTGGTCAAGCATGACCGGCAGCCGCCCGACCGACTTGTCGAAGCCCGGCCAAGGTATGTTGCTGGACCAAGGCATGACCTTTGAAACGGTCAAAATGCTGACCTTGCAAGACGCGGATGCCGCCAAGCTGAAAGAGCAAACCACAAAACGCATTTGTGCATTGTTCGGCGTTCCCGCCCAATTGCTTGGATTGGATGTTGGCAAATACAACAACACCCAAACGTTGCTGGATGAGTTCTACAAAACCACCATGTACCCGATGATTATTAACATTGAGCAAAAGTTCAAAAAGGGTTTGTTGAACGGCTACCCAAATTTGTCCATCCGTTTTGACACCAAAGATTTCTTGAAGGGCGCGGCGCTGGACCAAATGAACTTTGTTACCGCTGGTGTGGCCGCTGGCATCTTTACGCCCAACGAAGCGCGGGAATATTTGAATATGCCCAAGGTTGAAGGTGGCGACGAATTGCCAGCTTTGGACGCAACAAACATTTCTAAAACCAATGTGCCAATCAGCGGTAAACCGGTTGCTAAAATTGACCCAATCCCCGGCAGCAGTCCCCAAGACACTGGCGGCGGTGGTGGAAATCAACGTTCTAAAATGAACATTGGAAAAACATGATTGCAGCGCATAAAATAGTACGCATCATGGCGGCACAAATCCGCAAAAGTGATGTTATATTACCGGTACATGAGAAAACCCCTACAATACAAGACATTAACTTGGCTATAAACAACGGGGTTGTTCATGAAAAATCTGAATCTGATTTGCGAAGCGAAATTAAGCCTAAAAAAAGAGGCAGGCCAAAAAAGTCCGTCGGGTAACATTTCCGCTGTTGTCACCACATGGGGACCCCGTGAAGGTGAAGATGGCCGCAAGTTCAATTACCAACCCGAAGGCTTCAAAGAATGGGCGCAAGCCTTCAAAGAAGCTGGTAAACCACTTCCAATGTTTTTAAACCACAACGACATGGGTATGCCTGTCGGTGAATGGTACGAATTTAACTTTGACAAAACCGGCATGACTGCTGAAGGCCGTTTGTTTACCAATACGGTTGGCGGTTCGGATTTATACAACATCATGAAAGATTCGCCCGACTTGTTTGGCGGCGTTTCTGTTGGCGCTTACGCTGAAGAAGCCCAAATGGTGGACGCACAAGGTAATGTCATTACGCAATCTATGTCCTACGGCATGGACGATGATGATGACGATGATGACGACAGCAACGAACAATACTTCCAAATTACCAAAGGCGGTTTGCGTGAAGTGTCGGTGGTTATGTACCCCAACAACACCAAAGCCCAAGTCACCCGACTTGAATATTTCGACGTGGACGGACAACCGAACCCACGCATTATCGAGAAAGTCTTGCGTGATGCTGGCCTTTCGCGTAAAGATGCGACCACCGCATCTTCAGTCTTGAAGAAAGTTCTGGAACAACGTGATGTTGTCCAAAAACCCATTCAAGTAACCCCAACCCCGAGCGATTCGGATGCGGTGGTCGAAGCCGACGACATTTTGCGAGTTCTTGAAGAACGCGAATTGTTGAAAGCATTATCTAAACGATTGAAAGGTTAATATCATGTCTCTCGACAAAATCACCGAAAAGCTGGATGCAATCGAAGCGCAAAACGTTGCCAAGATTGAAGAAATCAAGACCGAAGCAATTGCCAAGGTTGAAGAAACCAAGGTTGAACTGATTGAAAAAGTCGCGGCTTTGGAAGCCCGTATTTCTGAAATCAATTCGTCCGCATCGTTCATCAAACCCGCGAAAACCGTTCGTGGCGATGTGAACAAATCGGTTCGTGAACAACTGTCTAAGTTCTACAAAAAGGGCAAGGCTTACGAAAAAGAAGTCAAAATCTTTGAAAGCACCGACCAATACGACGCGTACATGAAGGAAAGTTCCGCGCTGACAGGCGGCGGCGCTGGCGTTGGTGGCCGTACTGCATACGACCCCGTGTTTCACACCTTGCGTTTGATTAACCCTTTGCGCGGTGTTTCTCGCAATGTCTCGACTGAAGGTTCGACCTATCAGTTCCGCGCTAAAGTCGGCAACGCTGGCGCACAATGGGGTTATGCAATTCAAAACAACGGCGCGGCCACTACTGAAAACACCAACATCTGGCAATTGACCTTGCAAGATTTGAACGTTCAGTTTCCTATCCGTACCGCTGCTTTGGACGACATTGATGGCTTGGAAGCAAACGTTGTTGACGAT